TGGCAATGCCAGTATTCGAGCCTTTGGCGACCCGTTAGTACGTGCACGGAAAGCGGGCGTTTGATGAAATGGAATAAAAAATTTGACTATCCGCCATCGGTACGGTCTTTAATAGATAATCAAAGACATTACGATATATATGGTGACAAATTACCGTCAGTAACGACAATACTTTCAGCGACTCAGTCAGCCGAGAAGAAAGCAAGTTTGGCCAAATGGAAGCAAAAAGTTGGCGACAATGAGGCAGATAGAATACGTGATGATGCAGCAGCTAGAGGTACGATTATGCATCGAATTATCGAGGGCTACGTTACAGGCGACGGGCATCAGGATTTAAGCGATATGGGTCAGGCAGCAGGCCTCATGGCCCAAACTGTGTTCAAGCAGGGTCTAAAGGGCTCTATGGAGGAAATATGGGGGTCTGAGATCACTTTGTACTATCCAGGTTTATACGCAGGTGCAACAGATTTGTGTGGGATTTACGAAGGTCGGGAGTCTATCATAGATTTTAAACAAAGCAACAAACCTAAACGCAGAGAGTGGATTGAAGACTATTTTGTGCAGCTAGCTGCATACGCCATGGCCCACAACCATGTATATGATACAAAAATACAGTCTGGAGTGATTCTAATGTGCACTAAAGATAATTATTTTCAAAAATTTGTTATAAAAGACGTGGAATTTCAACAATACATGTGGAAATGGTTACGAAGAGTCGATCAATACTTTGTCACAATGTATAGTCTAAAAAAAGGGGGGTAGATGTTTTTTTATTTTTTAAGTAGGGGGGTCATTTTCTGTGACAAGCGTGACAAAATCAAAAAAGTAAATAAAATCAATACTTCTAGAGCATTTTTAACTGTGACACAGCTGTTACATGCTGTGACAAACTACATAAAAGTTAATAAAATCAATGTTTTTTACTGTGACAAAGAAAAACTCAGGACAAGAAAATGGGGTATAACGTGTATTTTAAAAAAATATACATACCCCATTTTCTAGACTATACAAAATTATGACTAGAAAAAAATCTAAATACAGATGTGCAATAGTTGGAAAGAAAAAATATTATTTTTATTCTATAGAATGGATCGATCCATGTGGTGACAGCGGGCATGCTGAAGCTTCTGAGGTAAAAGAATTAAAACCAGCTAAAATGTGTACTCAAGCTTATGTATTTGACAAAGACAAAAAATATGTATGGACGTTTGCAAGCTATGATACAGAGTCTGCTGTGTTTTCAGATCGTAATGTAATTCCTAGATGTATAATAACTAAAATGGAGAGAATTCTTTTATGATAACAATAATAGATGATTTTTTTGATAAAGATAAATACGATCAAGTTATGCATCACATTAAAACTAATCTATGCTTTACTCCTAGATATTTTGATGACACTAAAGAAAAGATAAAGGAAAACTATTATGGTGATAGGTATATTTTAAAATCAGATAAAAATTTATGTAATACTTTTATAAAACAAGCTGAAAAAAAATTTAAATTAAAAATACATAAAATAGATAAAGATTCAGGTATTGATCTAAGAAATCTAGATAAATGGCAGCCACATGTTGATGATAAATATAGTAAAATAAATATTTTTATAATGTTAGATGGACCAATAGCAGTTACTACGGGAACTTGTTTTTATACAGATAACGAATTAGATATTCATGTTGGATTTAGACCAAATAGAGCTGTAATGTTTCCATCTGATCGTGTGCATTCTCCACATAAAAGTGAAATAAAAAATATGAGAAGATATACTGCTTCTTTATTTGTATCTGAATATGAAACTTTAATCTAATGGTTTTTTTGAATGCTCAGTATTTTGTGGTTTTGTATCTTTTTGCACTTTTTCTTTTAATTCTTCAAATTCCACTCCTTCGAGAATTGGTGAATAATCATCGATTATCTGTTTCATACGTGATTCTAATTCTTCTGTTGACAAATCTTCTAGCTTTCCAGTACGTATTATCTTCTGCTCAATATATAGACCCGCGGCTTTACCCCTTGCTACTTCAGCGTTAACAGCTGCAGACCAAGCTTTCTTTTCTCTAGCTGAATCTCTAAGTTTAGCTAACTCTGATATGTGACTACCGAATGTAACTTCGTATTGCTTCTGCCACTCTTCACGTAATTCACCAATGTATTGTACAACTAGTGGATATAGTTTTGGATTCTGTAATTTGCTAGCAGCCTGTCTTGCTGAGTCTTTTGCATAACCTGCTTCAATAGCGCATTGCGTTGCAGTCTTCCTACCTTGTTCAGATATCAGAAGATTAGCGAATTTCATTTGTTGTTCTGTTAATTTTTTTGGCAAACCCATATTTGACTTTTACCACAACAATGATATAAATCAAGCAACTGTTGCTCTTATACATGGCAACAGCCTCTTTGAATAGTTAATGACGAGCACCCGAAAGGGTGCTCACAAAAAAGTATGAATGGAAAATTACTAAGACAAGTACTAGATAAAATGTTAAAGTCACCTGTAGCAGGTGAAGCAAGAGTGCAAGTTTGTTTACCTGATGGTAAATATTATGACATTACCTCTTTACAATTAATGGAAAATAAACTAATTGGATTTAGAGAGTCACACAGACTAGTATTTACAGTTAAAGCTGAAACATGGAATATGGGTAAAGTTTTAAATAAAATAGGGTAGCCTGTTAACTTGAAACCAGAAACCAAATTCTATGCACAAATTAAAAAAAATTTTAAACAATTTTCGCTTATTAGACTGGAGAATCTTAGCCTTCCCGGTACTCCTGATCTATTGGTCTATAATAATAATCGGCACTTTTTCACTAT